AGGGTACAGATTCAGCTACTATGCTTATTTCTTTTCCCTTTTCTCTTATTGCATAGTCAATAAGGATTGCTATGATAGCTATTGTTTTACCTGCTGATGATCCTCCTCTTATTATACGAACTCTTTTGTTTAGTTCACGTAGTTTAAGTAGTGCTTCGGTTTTTGTTACTTGCATTAATCAATAAATAAAGGTACATCCTCATTAACGTGAATGTCTTTAGTTTCTCTTGGTTTACCTGCTACATAGTTGTAGTATAGTTGTACATATTTAAAGTCTCCTTTCTCTAAACCCTTTTTAAGAGCTTCGAATGCTAAAGGCTCAAGTGGTGTAAGTTTCTCTATTAGTTTAACTTCTTCTGTCTTGGGTTTTCTTCCAGAACCCTTTCTTTTACCACCATTAAGTTTACGTTTATCCATAATTGAAAAAGATTGATTAATCAATTATATAACGTTAGTTTTCAATATTTTGAGTGATTGTTAGTTATCTCGTGTAAATAATTGTTTTGATAAGCATAATACCATCTATGTAGTTTTTTGTATTTAGATAAGTCTTTTAAAAAGTATAATAATTGTTTGTTGTTATAAACCCTCATATAATATTTATTAAAATCTTCTCCTTTTAAAGGTATCAAAAATTTAGCTTCTTTTACTCTTGGAAAATATAAATTTAAATGAAACTCTACATACTTTTTGTTTGATTTATTTTGTTTTATTTTCATCTAATTGTTTTTTAATTACCTCAACACTCATATAGATTTGGCTTACTATATTCTCTAATCTTTTTATTCTTTGTATTTGTGTAAACTTCTTTGGTTTTAACATATTTATTTATTGTGCTTTTTATAAAGATCATACATATATTGTAATTGGTCTGATACTCTTTGATAGTAGTGTAAGTAATTTTTCTTTGCTATTTTTTCCATTAATTTAAGATTTAAGCCTCCTACTTTATAATCTAATTTTTTTAATGTTAAAACTATCCTTGCTGCAAAAACATTAGAAAACTGATTAGGGTATTTATCTAAAATATAACAAGTTTGATATACCCTTGCAGCTCTATCTAAATCAATTTGATATGTTTTATTTTTCAAATATCGTTTTGAATTTTGCGCAGGTTTGTTCAACAAGTCTATAATGTTTACGACTGTGAATTTGTTTTTAGTTTCTTTAGACCATAAATCAGCAATCATCAATGCTTTTTTACAAGTTCTACTTCCTAACGCTGCGTTTCTTTTACAAAAATCTACAGCTGTCCATTGCTTACTTACTTGCAATTCATCAATAAAAGTTGAATTAGTTTTATGTGATACAATAAAGTCTACAGGTATCTCAAGTTCTTTGATTGCCTCTAATCTATGCTGACCATCTATTACAGGATATTTATTGTCTGTTGGGTCTTTTTCTGCTACTAACATAGGCATTTGTTGCCCTATCTTGTTTATAGATTCTCCAATTCTGTTTTTATTTTTTGTGTTTATTGATCTGTTTCCAAGTATATATTTAAATATACTGTAGTCGTTTGTTGTTTTAATTTGCATTGTTTTTATATTTAGTTATTAATTATTATTCTGTGCCTGATATTATTTGGTCGTGTGGTAGTCTGTTTCTATTGTATTGGTCTATGTGCCATTGCTCGTCTCTTACATTGTCCTCCTCTATTTCTTTTTGTAAGTGTGCTAATGCTCTCCAAGCTATTTTTGCTGTGTGTCTTACTCCATCAATATCATACATACCATTTTCCATTAGGTGTCGCATCAATGCATCTAAATCATCTTTGCTCTTTTCTCTATCCCAATGTATGTCTTTGTCTGGGTGGTGTTGTTTACTTCCTATGTAGCTAACTCTTGCTACTTCGCATAGTGCATCAGGAAAGTATTTTACTAATCCACTATACAAGGGTATCTCTTTTCTTTTCTTTTGGTTCTTTTCCATTTAATTGTTTTAAGGGTAATGTATCTACTATCTTTAATAGTCTCTTTAAGTCTTTTGATTTTGTGTAGTCTATAATGTGGTTTAATAATGCACGTCTTAATTTTGCTTTGTTTCTTACTCGAAGAAGTGCTATGTCAAAATACTTATCCAATAAAGGATTGTATCTTCTGTGCATTTCAAATGCTCTTAAACTATATATAGCTGTAGCGTGATCATAGCTCTTTCCATTTGATTTGTAAAAGTCTCTTATGTCTGTAAACTTCATATTACAATGATGCCTCAACATAAACGTAAGTAAAGACCTCATCTCTACAAACTTTCTTTTTCTGCAATTCTCAAACACATCTACTCCTGATATATCTATAATATGTTTTGCTATTCTGTTTGCCTCTTTCATTTATACAATTCTTAATTTTAATAAATTATAACATTCTATATACTTTTCTCTTGCTTTGCTTTTATATTGTTCTTTAAATAACTTATAAAGTTTCTTTGTGTATTGATATTTTGTTGTGCATCCTTCATAGTATTTCTCTGCAAACTTTTTCCCTTTGCCTTTGAAATAATTGACATTGTCTGCGCTATCTCCTGCTATCATTTGCTCATAAAAATTATACAACGCTTCTTGTTCTGAAATATCTAAAACTATTTTTTTATGATAGTTCCATATTAAACAATTAAACTGCTTATAGTCTTTATCTATAGAACAAATCAATACATATTCTTTTCCTATTTCTTTTTGTATGTCGTGCCAATGTTTCGCCACCAAGTCATCAGTTTCTACACCACATCCGTAAACACTATTGTATGTTTCTTTAACGTATTTATGTAGTTCGAGTAATAAAGGAGGTAGTTCTTGTTTTTTTCTGTTAGCTTTGTATACAGGCGTAATCTTTTTTCTAAAGTTACCCTTACTACCATTAAAAGTTATTACGCTGTTTACATCATATACCTCATTAATATCATTTATAATCTTCATAAATTGTTCGTCATATTTATTAGATGCATCTTTGATATCTGTGTAATACTTACCTTTATGAATTTCACTATCGTTCTTACTTCTATAACAACTTGCAAATATCAAACTATCTGCATCAAATAAAACTATCATATAATTTTTTTATCTCATATCTGCCTCAAAACAATCGAAGCTACAATAAGGTTTATCTTCTTGCATCTGTTTTCCACAAACGCCACATTCGTGTTTATCTTCGTATGGGTTATCTAAATAAAAATACATATAATAAAATTATAATTAAGCCTAAGTAACTAAATGCTAAGGCTTTCATTTTGTTTTCGTAGTTTCTCGTTTTCTTGTTCTGATCTTCTTGCTCTTTCAATTGCTCTGTTTTTAGTTTGTCTAAATTCTAATAATGATTTTTTGTATAGGCGTATGTTGTTGGAATACTCTTGAAAGTAAAACACAATCCTAATTAAAGATTCTGACATCTTCTCTAAATTCTCTGTCTTGTTTTTGTTTAGTTGTTTCTGAACAATAGAAGTCAAGAAGTTTAGATCAGTCCAAATCTCTAAATCTTTTAAGTTATCTATCTTTTTGTCCACAGTAATCTTTTGTCCAACATTCAAAAGTCTCGTTCCATACCATCGGCTTCCAATTAGGATCAAGGTCTGATCTCCAAGCAAAAGTACCTGTTACTGCATAATCTTCTAATATTACTAATTCGTCTATAAGTTTTTTCATAATTGTTTTTATTTACTGCAATATACAAAAAAATATTATATTAACAAATGTTAACTAAAAATTATGTTTAAAGTTGCTGTTTTCTACTTGCATCTTATAATAGGAAAAGTTTGTCATCCCTAATATATGTGAGTCTGTCGGTACAAAATATTTCCAACCTTTACTCATTCCTACATTAATATAATAAAAGAAGAAAGCAGCTTTTTTATTTGTGTTCTTTTTAAATATAACTGTTGCTGTGTGATCCGACATAGGGATAATCTCATCTACTTCAAAAGTCTCATTGTTGAAATTACCTGCTCTGTTTTTTTTTGAATATCTTTCTTGCACTTTATGTGCAAATTCTTTTAGATCGTGTACTAAATGTTTTTTCATATTAGTTGGTTTAAATCGTTAATCCATTGTTTGTATATTTTGCCATTGCAGGAACAAGGCTCGTGATACTTATTAGGATGATAATATTTGGAATGAAGTTCTGCTACTAACTTTATTTCTTCTCTGTTTAATTCGTGTGGTCTTGGTCTACCTAAAAACTTGTACCATCTTTGTAAATCTTTTTCTACCATAGCTTTACTTTATCGTCCAGGTTATTTTTTCTGTCGTTACACCCACAGTCATCTTTACCTAATTTATTTGCTACCCAAGTAGCCATACGTTTACCATAACCTAATGTTACTACGTTTATGATTTTTTCTAATAGTGTTCCTAATCCCATTGTATGTTATTTTTAATTAATGATTTTACGTTTTTGTATGTGTTGTATAAAGAGTAATAACTGATGCCAGACTCTTTTGAAAGCTGTGCTATTGACATTTTTTCTTCTGCGATAAGTCTCCATACTTTTGCATCATACCAATAGAGCTTGTCTACTAAAGTATCAAGTTGTTTCATCTTGCCCTCTATGTCTTTGTATTCTTTTATTTCTTCTTCCTCAACAAACTTTTCTAAGTATTCTATGTTTACTTTTGTGATCTTCGCTTCTTTGCGACATAAATCTATAAACAAGGATTTGAGAACTCTGTATATGTAGAAATGATTAATCTCTGTATCGTTATAATAAATATTAAGATTTTGATTATTTTGTAGAATTGTTGCCAACTTTAGATACATCTCTTGGGTGAGATCTTCTGCTGTTGATTTATTACAGCCAAAGCTAATACAGACGTTTACCCAATCGCTATTCTTCTCTGCTATTTTCTGTAGTGTTGTTTTCAATGGTTAGTTGTTTTTTTGTTGGATATGCTACAGGATTATGACCTGCTATTTCAAATCCTACATTATTAATAATACTTTTCCACATAATAGGTTCATTCATTGAGTTTGGTCTGTAACCTAATTCCTGATTTTTTACTTTACTTACATACATTCTGGTGTACATCCAATCTCTTTTGTCATATATATAACGATGAAG